TGGTTGTCAACGTGTGCACGCGCGCGAAGAAGCATATGATCCTGTCAGACTTTACGAATTTTGACGGGTCTATCAACTCCTTCATGCGCCACGTCGTGGACACCATCATGCGGCGGCTGGTGAGGCCGGAGCTAAAGGCGGATATGGAGGCAGCAATGTCAACCCAACATCACGCCGACGCTCGCGCGCCGGAAGCCGTTGCGAAATACAAGACTGGGACTGCACGCGCGTCCGGAGCCTTGGAAACTTCCTTCGGGAACACGGCAGCAACCGCCTTTGTGGCGTATTCGTCGTTCCGCGAAGAAGGGTACTCCGCTGCGGCAGCTTTTGCTGCCCTCGGAGCCTACGGTGGTGATGACGGCATCACCCCAGATGTTAAGAAAGAAACGTACGACGGAGTGTGTGCTGACCTCGGCCTCACAGCCAAGACAGCCATCGTCAAGCACGGCGAGCCAGGCGTAGAGTTCCTCAACAGAACTTACAACCAAGCCTGGTACGGCGATCCCGCCTCACACTCAAACATTCGTCGCGTCCTACAAAAGCTACACACGTGTACGCAGAGCATGAACGGAGCGTCCGACCGTAAAAGGTTGGAAAAGCTCCGTGAGAAGGCACTTGCGTACTCGTTCATGGACGGGCTCACGCCTGTGGTTGGCGAGTTTTGCAACCTCGCTGTCGAGATGACGGCGAAGGACGGCATCGACCACATCGTGACCAACGACACGCCGTATTACGCACGCGAACAGGAGGAAGGCACCCAATATCCGCAACACAACCACGGCGGATGGATGGACTACAACTTCGAGTGCGCGTTTCCTGGTTTCGACAGAGACCAGTTCACGACCGATCTAGAAGTGATCAGGGCGTCAGGGGACCCTCGTCTGTTGTTGTGTATGACAACATACGAGGACGGAGAACGTGTCGGCAAACAGCCGGCAGACGTTATCGTCGAAGGTGAGTACATTAAAGGGAAAACCGTTCACGTAGATGACGACCTCGCGGAGTACGCGAGGACCGGCAGATCACCCAACAACATCGACTACTCTCAGTTACCAGATCAGGCCATTGCGGCTTACCTGACGCAGCACGCCGTTTGGCGGTGCTACCTCAGTGCGATCTGGAGGGGAGAGCCAACACCAACACCACGCAAATTTGCGACACCGGCCACTCGGGTTCTCATTGAGACATTCGAAAGCCTTCGCGCTCCGCTCAAAACGCAGGGCCGCACCCGTGACTGGGCGCGGACCTACGCCGAGCGGGCAGAGAGGGCTGGAATGCGAGACCCTGAGCCACCAGAGACACCGCCTGAGGGCGTGGCTGGGCCGGCGTCTGAACACGAGGTGAGTGCTCCGGAGCAGAAGTTGCCTTCCAAAGGCTCCTCCGGCGCCAAGCCAGCTGTACCCCCCCGCGTACCATCACGACAGATGCCGGGGAAGGGTAAAGCTCCTGTCAAGCAGCGCAAGTTGCAGGACAAGGGCTGCAGCAGAGAGCCCGTGGCTGCCGTGGAGTCGACTCCACTGCCTGATGCCACGGGGGCGGATACTGCACCGACCAAACGTGTTCAGAAGTCAAAGCAGAAAAGCGCCAGC